AGGTGGGGAGTTGTTACTTCCATTCTTCTACCACAAGAATTACCTTAGTATTCCTGACGGTGATTGGACTGATATGGGACAGTGTTATTTACGCTCTCTTAATGCCCTCAAGCATGCCAACGGCGCAACCGATGTTGTTACCATTAGTATTTTTGTTTGGGCTGAAGATGTATCTTTGTCTGTGCTTACTAACACGGACTTTGTAGCCCAGTCAGGTAATGAAGTGGATGAAGCTAACAAGACTGGAATGATTTCTGGTCCCGCTTCAGTCATCTCCAAATCAGCTAAGACTTTGTCTGGTATATCGGCTATTGCGCCGTACGCCATGGCAACGTCCAAAGCTGCTGACGTTATAGGTGGTGTTGCAAAAATGTTTGGTTATTGCGCACCCCCTATTACGAGGGCTCCTGACCCTTTTAAACCCTACAATGCTGGTACTTTAGCAACTACCAACACACCACAGACTGTAAATAAATTAACTGTGGATGACAAGCAAGAATTGACTATTGATCCAAGAATTGCTGGTTTGTCGGGTGATGATCCTATGAACATTAGGAACATTGCTAACAGGGAATCTTACCTTACCCAGTTCAGTTGGGCTATTGGTACGGCACCCGAAACGTTGCTGTGGAATACTCGTGTTACTCCAGTGACTTGGGCTGAGACAGGACTCACCCCACAATCGTATTTGTTTCCGCCTTGTGCGGTAGCTTCTATTCCGTTCAAATATTGGACTGGAACTATGAAGTATCGGTTTCAAATAGTTTGCTCTACGTTCCATAAAGGGCGAATTAAGCTTGTATATGATCCCAATCATATTGACACCGTCGAATACAACACGAACTACATGAAGATTGTAGACATTTCGAAAGAACAAGACTTCACGATTGAGATTGGCAATGGACAACCATTTACGCTACTCGACCACGCGAATCCTGGTGCGGACTCTGTAACGGAAATTTATTCCACAACAAACTACACCACTAATGCACCGGGTAATGGAACACTAGCTGTCTATATTCTTAACGAATTGACTACCCCTAACAGTACTGCTAACAACGATATTCAAATTAATGTTTTCGTTTCAGCAGGAGATGATTTCGAAGTATTTGTCCCCGATTCTACGGACATTACAAATTTCGTTTTCAAACCTCAATCTGGTATGGAGTCATCTTCAGACATTGTCCCGGAATCTCAGGGAACCACGGAACCGTCAGCTCCTATGCAGGAGATGTCGATGAGCTTGGGTCCAGGAGAACAGGATTTATCCGATATTAACAAAGTTTTTGTCGGTGAATCTATCGCGTCCTTCCGGCCGCTTTTAAAGCGGTGGGCGCTCCATGCAACAGAGACGTTGCGCACAGGTAACAGCTATACTGTCGGTATTCGTTGTATGATGCCCTATTTAAGGGGTAACATCACGGATGCCGTGCATTTAACTGTGGCTGCTGCGCCGTATAACTATTGCAACACCACACTTTTCCATTGGGTTCGCTATGCCTTTCAAGGGCATCGCGGTTCCATGCGATGGCGTATGATGCCGCGTAGAACAAAAACTACAGCGGATGAGTATGCTATTTATATGCAGAGAAACCCTCTTGGAATCGGGGCGGAATATGTGAATGCGTCAAACACAGTCACTGCCTTACCGTCCAAATCAGAAGCTGCTTATAACTCAGTACAGGCTGGAATTTCCACCTTAGCCACGGCTGAGTTTCCGACGTCAGCATTCGATGGTACATCGTTCACCAATGTTATTGTGAACAATGTTAGCGAGATCGAAGTGCCTTGGTATAATCTTTATAGATTTTCACCAGGGAAGGAGGAAAGCTACACTGGAGTCGAGACCTTCGACCCCACGTGGCGCTATCATATCAATTCAAGTAACGCCGATGGCGTTTTGCTTGATACGTGGTACAGTACAGGAGAAGATTTTCAAGTGTACATGTGGACAGGACTCCCTCGTATGTATTATGAGAGTGCCCCGCCCGCTCCCGATCCTTAAATCGGGATAGTCGGAAGACGATAAAATTCAAGCTTGTGCATAGGCTATATATATGTACATTCTAGGAGAATTAAAATCCCACTACACTGTGGCCGTGTAGGTGTGTCTTACGACATGAACAGGCTGCGCCTTATCTGATGTGATTATCGGATTTTTCCCGGGCGCCGCCTGGGTTTTAAGATGGTCACAACTTTAATTAGCGTTGTCTGGCAAGTTTATACTTGATGCGGAGAG